CTACCCAATCCACCAAACCTTACTTGATAGAATGATGATTGCGATAAATTAGTAAAAAGTGGTGAGATTTCTGATATTTTTTTTACTTTTGGTCTTGCCACTCTAAATACCTACGTGTAAAACTTGGTGTATATTTATTTAGATGTCTTACAAGGGAAAATACAGTCCTTCATATCCCGAAAAATACAGTGGAAATCCTTCAAATATAATTTATAGATCTTTGTGGGAAAGAAAGTATATGAAATACTTGGATTTGAATGAAAATATTATACAATGGTCCAGTGAAGAATTTTACATTTGGTATAAATCACCAGTTGATGGAAAACCACACAGATATTTTCCAGATTTTATTGTAAAGGAAAAGACATCTTCCGGAAAAATACTAAACTATGTGGTAGAAATAAAACCAAAAAAGCAAACTAAGGCTCCAAAAGAACCAAAAAGAAGAACTAAAGGTTATCTTTATGAGGTCATGGAGTATGCTAAGAATCAATCAAAATGGAAGGTTGCCAAAGAATGGTGTGAAGATAGAGGTTATGAATTTAGAATACTTACTGAAGAAGATCTAAACATAAGATACTAAAATGGCACTCACCGGATACGAAAAAGGATTAGATGAATATACTAAAAATGAATTAATTGAAATTGCAGAAAAATATACCATATACTACCAAACCAAAAGTGGACAAGGTAGAACTGGATCATATAATAGACTTACAAAACACCAACTAATTAGTCTAATAAAAAATGATCAAGATTATAAGGATCAAAATCCAAGTTATAGAAGAAGAAGACCAGATGGTAAATTAATAACTGATAGATTTAAAGAATTATTGAGATCAATATATGGAAATGAAACTCCAGAAGATCTCATGAATGAAATATTAAATAGAGCACAATCAACTATAAGGCAATTTCCAGAGCCAGGGAAACATTATACATATATTTACTATGCAAAAACTCCAAATATATTTTATGATCGCCACCCATTAATAACATGTGGAGAAATACTTGAAAAGGGATTTTATGGATTCAATTATCATTGGGGAAAGATAAGACAGTATAATACTGTTGATGGTGATAGATTACTTAGTGGTCTTTATGAAATAAGTTCCAAAGAACTCACCACACTAAGAAAAATTCCTTATGGTAAAAAAATAAGAACATAAATCATAAATAGTTAAAAAAATGTCATTAAGGTATCCTATAAAAAATATTGGAGAACAAGACGATTATTTAATGATTCAAATTGTAGAGTATAAACCACCAGGATTAACAAGCCAAGGTGGGGGAAGAACATTTGCTCTGCAAACTTCTGCAGATTCTTTGGGAAATTCGAAAACTATAGAAACGATCATTCTCCCAATGCCACAAAATATTCAAGATAATAATGCCGCAGATTGGGTTAGTGGGACTATGAATCCATTACAAGCATCATTGGCAAGTGGTGGTGCAGATGTAATACAAAGTAAGAATTATTTAAAGGGAATTTTTGATGCAGGAAAAGAATATTTTGATGCCATTGGTAACGAGTTAACAACAGGATCTTCGCAAAGTGGAGTTGCTGCTGGATTTGTTGCTGCCGCAATTAATCAAATAGTTGGACAGACTGATTTAAACCAAGTAATTTCAAGGCAATCTGGACAGGTATTTAATTCTAATGCAGAAGTTTTATTTAATGGAGTAGTTCTTCGCCCTGCATTTTCTTTCACTTTTGATTTGATTCCAAGATCAAACACAGAGTCTGTGAGAATTAAAGAAATTATTAGAGCATTTAAGTCTAATATGCTTGCTAAAAAAAATATTGAAGCAAGTAAAACAGGTCTTTTTGTTTCAGCACCAAATGTATTTAAATTGGCATATAAAAGTGGTGGTAAAAATCATCCATTTTTACACAAATTTAAACCTTGTGCATTGACTCAAATGAATGTCAACTATAATGCATCTGGTCAGTATGCCACATATTCTGATGCAACTCCCGTTCATATGCAACTATCTCTTCAATTCCAAGAATTATCACCAATATATGCAGAAGAACAAGAAGCAATCCCATTCAATGAAGGAGTAGGTTACTAATGTCATATTTTAGATTAATACCAGAATTAGAATATCAGTCATTTTTACCAGGAACTTCATCTTCAAAAAACTATATTACTGTAAAAAATCTATTTAAAGTTGCAAGACTTAGAGATGATCTCCAAAATGTTTTTACAATATTCAACAAATATGAAATAAAGGAAGGATCAAGACCTGATCTAATAGCAGAAGAATTTTATGGAAGTGCTGAATATGATTGGGTTGTTTTAGTTTGTGCTGGAATTACAAATTATAGAGATCAGTGGCCATTGTCAGACAATGATTTCTATAAGTATTGCTTAAAAATATATGAAAATGAGCAGAATCTATATTCCCCACATCATTATGAAACTATAGAAATAAGAGACTCTGAAGATAGATTGATTCTTCCTAAAGGAAAGATAGTTGATAAAGAGTTTACACTATCATATAAAGATGGTGATAGAATCTATAGCAATGATCCTGAAGTAACAGGACCAAATGTATATCCAATAGGAAAAAGTATTGTAATAGAGATCAGTAATTATGATTATGAAATAAGAAAAAATGATGATAAAAGAACAATTTACTTATTAAAACCAGAATATTTGATAGAAGTCTTGAATGATATAGAAGACATTATGACGTATGATGAATCATCAGAATTTGTAAATGATAGAATAATAAAAACTGAAAATACTAAAGTAGTATTGAAATAAAAAAAGGAGGGTTTTAAACCCTCCTTCAATCAATCATTCATCTGCAAGTCGTGCAAAGTATGAAAGAGTTTCATCATCGTCATCATCATAACTAGAAGAAGAATTGCTACGAGATGGTTTGAGATCATTCAGTTCACTTCGCAAATCTTGTGTAATTTCGCGAGATGGACCACGGAAGTCTTCTTCATCTTGAACTTCTTCATCAATGTTGGGGCGTTGTTGCTTAACTCCAATAACATTATCAAAACGCTTTTTCAGTTCATCATAAGTCTTGAACTGATCAGAGGCAACCAACTGCTCCAAAGAATATTGCTTTTTCCAGATTGCTTCCATTTCATCGTCATCATCAAGAAGTTGACCAGGACGAGAAAACTCTGAAGAATCATAGTTGCGATAACCAGCAACATTCTTTGCTTTGAGTTTAAAATTAGCGCCTGTCCAGAAGTCAAAAGGATCAATTGCTTCCTCATCTTCAAATTCTGGTTGCATTGCTGCAGTCAGTTTATCAAAGATCTTTTTACCAAACTTATAAAGGAAAACTCGACCTTCATTATCAGGATTTGTTGGATCCTTGACAACATAAATGTTAGCAATGTAAGTCAATTTACGCTTTTGCTTACGTGCTTGTTCTTTTCCAGCATCAGTTCCATTATTCCAGAGCATAGAGTTATATTCCGAAACTGGATCTTTTTGTCCCATGGTCGTCAAAGAGTTTTCAATATACCAACCACCAGGACCTTGGAAAGCGTGACTATAGAGTTTCACAAAAGGAAGATCTTCATTTTCTGGTGCAGGGAGAAAACGAATTACTGCATAACCATTGCCACTTTTGTCAACTTCAAGTTTCCAGAAGCGTTCATCTGCAGATCCACTTGTATTATTCATTTTTTCAACTTCCTTGACAAGTTTTTGAGTCAAGGAACCAAGTTTGGATTGCTTTTTAAGATTTGCGAAAGACATTTTAGATTCGGAGGATAAATTGGATTTGTCGGATTTGTTTTCGACCTCTTTATTATAGAGTCACCATAATGGGATGTCAAGCCCTGGTCTGAGGGTCAATCTATAAAAAGTTTTAATTCTTCGATGGTGGCATCCATAGATTTAAATAATGTTTGCATATCAGTGCTTGGGGGATAACCCATCATGTTTACAGATTTTTCTAAGTTTCTCTTCATTTCTATGGCACTTTCATCATCTGAAAGAGATAACCTAGTATACATTATTCTTTGCTTTTGCAACAGTTCTTGCAACTTTTCAATATGATTCATTTTTGAATCTCTATCCATCATATCAAAGGAAAAAATTGTCTCTGATATTTCCTGTTGAAGTCTATTAATTTCAGAAATTTCTTCCTGTATTATTTCGGAGTCAAAAAAATTATTCATTTAAAATTTCTCGCAGTATCTTCTTATAATGAAATATATCAATATTTAGAAACTGATTATACTTGGAAATTTTTAAATTGACACAACTCCAAATTGGATCATCCAAATTTTTATTAAAGTTTTTTGAAAAATTGAATATTTTTTCGTATATTACCAATGTTTCTATTGATAAATCCCCACCTAGAAAAGATTTTAGTATCTGAGGATGTCCCTTGGAGCACTTGAAAACATCCTCTAATCCTCTCTCCGATAGTAATTGTGTTGATTGTTCTTTGAAATAATACGTCAAACTCTGCTGTCGTTTTATCCATTCCAGATAAGTTCTTTCTCCAGAATTTATAATTTCTCCAATCCATAGGTTTTGTGGGTTATCGGAAGCAACAAAATTAGATACAAAAAAATCAACTATTTCTTTGTCAGAGTATTTTCTAGAACTCTTTTCAAAAAAATACTTATCCTTTCTTTTATTAAAAGATGTTATGGAAGCTTTTGTTTTTTTATGATATTTGAAATAATCGTATTTTGGGTTTGTAAAGTGATTTTTCAAACCCAAATACTGAGTATAACATTCAAAAGGTGACATTAGATAGGCAAACGTGCTCGGGATGTTTTTTTCATAAAGTTAAGGCGTGTTGCATCCCACTTTAATTTTTCTTTCAAAGGTTTTGATACAAGTTTAGTTACTGATTCAATCTCCAATTCATTCAATTCACAATAATGAATAATTGCATCGATGTAATTGAGTTTTTCATCAATAACAATTTTCTCTATCTCTAAAGAAAATTTTGATGGTGATAAAAACTTATTTTCTATCGCTTTTTTTAGTTCTTTATTGGGTTCCATAGAGTTCCAGTTTATCTCTAACAAACTTTCTAATATATTCGGAGAGAAGTTTGATGTATTTTGATTTGTCATATTCTTCATAAATTACAGATTCTCCATTTTCACATGCCATGATGATTACAAGTTTTTTGACTGAAATTCCAGTCATTTCATATAGCATACAACCATATGCCATACACTGAACAAAATAATGTTCGATCCACTCTCGTGGTTTTGGTTTTTTAGATGTTTTAAAATCTATTATTGCTAATTCTTTATTATATTCAGCAATACAGTCTACTGTTCCCGCAATACCTAATTGTTTACTATATAGGGAACTTTCAAGAGCGTATATGTTATTTATGCAATTTAAATCTTTCTTAACTATATTGAATAAAAATTCTGAAATAGGTTGGACTTTTGGAAGTTCTTTGTTCAACAGATGGCATTCAGTAAGAGTATGCATATCTGTCCCACGACTTGTAGCAGCTTTTGTTATTTGATTTGCTTTTTCTTCCCCAACTTTATTTCTCCATTTTACAAAAATTTCTTTATTAAAATGACTGGTTACCGATGTAATGGAAACCAGTCTAAGAAGTTCTTCTTCTGTTGGAACTCTGTAGTAACGAATTCCATCAAGAGTTTCCCTTTCTAATTTGGGAAACTCAATATCAACATGATTAAACATTAAAAACCTGCATCAATTTTTGCAACAAGATACTCTTTTACAAGACCAGATCGAACAATGTCATCTAATCCAAACTCTATTATATCAAAAGATGGCATTTTACGCAAGACCGACATAAAATCTACAATGCCATTTTTTTCATTTTGTTTTTGTAAATCAGATTGTCTAGTATCTCCACAAAAACAAATCTTAGTATTTTCACCAACACGTGTAATTATAGAATCTAATTCATGGAAATTCAAATTTTGAAACTCATCGACAATGATGATTGAATTATCTAATGTGGTTCCTCTTAAGAAAGAAGTGGACCAAAATTTAATTGTTTCTTGTGATTTTAAATTACCATAAAGCATTTCAAAATCAGCATCACTAGGCATCTGGAACATATACTTTACCATATTTTTATATGGAATTTGATATATGTCAGCTTTATCTTCATGGGAACCTGGAAGGAATCCAATCTCTCTGGTCGCTACAAGAGATCTGACAAGGTATATTCTTTCATATGGAGTATATTCATTCAAAACATCTTTCAATGCATTGTATAGGGTTATAAAGGTCTTTCCGGTTCCTGCGCAACCATATGCAACTAAATGTTTTTGCTCAGAATACGAATCAAACAAACGTTTTTGATTGTTTGTAAGAGGTTCAATATCTATTAGATATTCAGAGCTTAATGGTTTTTTCCTCTTCATTTGCTTTGCAGTCATACCAACACCAATTGGTTGGTCGAAAGATGATCTCTTTTTTCTTGCCATACTAGATTTTCTTTACTCTGGATCCTGGTGCTTTTGATGCTTTATCTAGAACTTCATTCCAACCGGGATTCTTGTTTACAAGTTTATCCCTCCACTCACCAACCTCTCCAGGTTGAGGGCATGTGGATGGATCAGACCAATCTCTGATCCATTCTGGATTATCTTGTTTCCATTGATCCCAGTCGTGAACGCTCATTTCAACTTCTTTTTGTTCACCACTAGTAACATGAATAACTGGATATGTTGCCATTGTTATCAATTCAAAACATAAAGTTATTTATAGGTGGTTTAATACTTTGATATTACATTGAAAGAAACTGTAATCCTATCCTCATAAGAGTTATTATAATTTACATAATGCATTAACTCAGAAGGAAAAATAATTACATAACCCTCTTCCATTTTTTTTGTAGTTAAAATTTGAGAAGAATCTAAGGAAATACAATTTATTGATTTGGATTCGTTAGTAAAGCATGTAGTATTGGCGTATTCCAAATTCATAATGTATATTCCAGAAAATGAAGGAACACTATAAGAAGTTGGAGATTCTGGAAAAATAGGTATTATTGAATGATTATGTATTTCTTGCCAATGACTTCCTTTATAATGATTATACCATATTTTTGCAATATTAGAGGTTCTAGGAATTTTAACATTAAGAATAGGATTCATCTGTTCAATTAATTCATCAATAGGTTCCCATATTATTTTTTCAAAAAAATTTTGATCAAATATATTAAAATTATTTTTATCTGAATCATCAAAAAAACTACTAACTATATCACAATTCCAAGTATTCTTTTTATTATACGTTCTCCCATTTTTTTTAATATCTTCCATTATCAATGGAAGATATGTATTTTTTATTTTTTTGTGAGATTTAATTTTTTTCCACCAAACAAAAGGAGTTTGAAATATAAAAAAATTACTTTCCTCAAGATCCAAATCTTTAGTATCTGACATTAATTCCACTCCAGAGATTCTGAAACAGTTGGAAACTGTTCCATAAAGATCTTCTTACAAGCATCAGCAATATCCATATGCTCCTTCTGTGTTCCATGACCAGAACGCAGAGAAATATAATGAATCCAAGAACGACATGATCCACTCATATAAATTCGTGTTGGAGTTGCTAGAGGCAATACAAAACGAGCACATTCCTTTGCGATTCCCATATCAAGCATTGACTGATAGAGAACCATAGAGTCATCAAAGTGCTTGCGAATCTTATTCTCAAACTCTTGCTTTACAGAATCATCAATATCATCAATAGAGTTCTGGCGGTTCTTAGTATCCTGACGACGCAAGTCAAAGAGAGGAATACTATCTCCCAGAAGAGAACTATCAGCATAGCGTTGAGAGAACTCTTGA